ACTCACTTATGGCGTTCCTCAGTCCCGATCCCCAGTCGCATGAGCGTGTTGGCTTCGTGCTCGCCAACCACGAAGTGGTGGAAGTCGACAACATCTGCGACGACCCTATCAACGGCTTCGAGGTCAGTGGGGCTGATCTGTTGAAGTATGGAGATCAGGCCTATGCGACGTGGCATACGCATCCTGGGCAAACTTCAAACCTAACCTTCGGTGATCACACGTCATTCTTGAACTACCCACACCTGCGCCACTATATCGCGGGAACGGATGGTGTGACCAGCTACTCGGTCGCTAACGGCAAGGTGATCATTGAGGCGTAGGATTTTCCTCCACGGTTCACTCAACGAAATCCATCCGGGGCCGATCGAGGTCGTAGCAGACACTGTCGCCGAGGCTGTCAGGAAAGTCACCAAACAACTCCCTGGCTTCCGCCCCACCGCAAAGACTGGCTATCGCCATGTCAAGATCGTCGGCTGTGACACCATCGAAAGCCTGATGTCGAAGGGCGAGCCGGACATCCACATGGTCCCCTCGTTTCACGGAGCCAAGTCGGCGGGCGGCTTCTTCGAAATCCTCATTGGCGTCGCTCTGATCGCAGCTTCCGTCTTCCTCCCCGGTTTAGGAACGATCATCGGTGGCATGCTGATGAGCGCAGGCATCACGCTGGCGATCGGCGGCCTACTCACTCTGCTGCCGACGCCCCCCATCAACGGCGACCGGTCGCACTACCTCGGTGCGCCTCAGAACACAGTCGCCATCGGCACGCCGATCGCGCTGCTCTACGGGCGCCGCAAGGTTGGCGGCCAGCTCCTCTCTGTCAACATCGAGACGGTCTGGGTATGATGGACATCACAGTCACAGAACTCCGAGAAGCCGTGCGCTCCGCGGGCAGCATCCGCGCCGCCGAAAAAATTCTCAGGGGTTCGGGTATTACAATATCAGCCCGGACTATTAGGCGGCGGCTGCAAGATCAGGTCGCTGCCGAGTTCGAAGTCGACGCCGTACCATCACCGCAACAGACGATCGAGAGCCTGATCGCCGAGCGCACCCGGAAGTTCCAGCAGCTCAAGAGCCACACCGGCGCCGCGCGCATCCGCACCGTGCGTCTGAGGTCTAACGAGATCATCGGGCTCGGCTTCTTCGGCGATCCCCACATCGACGACGACGGCACGAACCTCCCCAAGCTGCTGGCGCACGCCGCGCTGTTCGATGGCCGCCAGCAAGGGCTGCATGGCGTCCTGCTCGGCGACATCCTCAACAACTGGGTCGGTAGGTTGGAACGTCTCTGGGCGGATCAGTCGGTCAACGCCGTCGAGGCGCAGGCGCTGGTCGTCCACTTCCTCGATTTGGTGAAGTGGATGGTGGTGGTCTTCGGGAACCACGACGTGTGGAACCACAAGATACCCCTGTATGAATACTTCCTCCAAGCCACGACGATCCACGCCGCGCACGAACAGCGCGTCCGCCTGCTGTTCCCGAACGGCCGGCAGGTGATCGTCCACGCCCGGCACAAATTCCCCGGACATTCGCAGTGGACGCGCCAGTTCGGGCAGATCAAAGCGGCGACGCTCGGCGGCGACGCGGACATTTACATCGGTGGCGACAAGCACGTCTCCGGCTACTCGAACGGTTGGCACGAGGGTCAGCGTCGGATGTGGCACGCAGTTCAAGTCGCGTCTTACAAGGAGATCGACGAGTATCCAGTTGAGCTGGGGCTGATGCCGGCGGACCTGTACCAGTGCCCCGTGGCGCTCATCAATCCGCAGGCGGCCGACCCCCTGAACTTCATCCGCTGGGAGTTCGATCCGAACGAGGGAGCGACGCGCCTAGCATGGGAACGCAAGCGCCACTCAAACTAAGGGGACGCAAGAGCGGCCTCTTCGGGCTTGGCGGCAACGGCTCCGCTCCCGATAACCTATTCACTGACGACATCGTCGAGATCGTGATGGGGGTTTCCGAGGGGCCGGTGCAGGGCCTCTACAACGGACCCGCGTCGGTCTATCTCAACGACACGCCCCTCGTGAACAACAACGGTGCGCCGACGCTCGGTGACGACATCGGGACGGACAATTTTGGCGAGACCAATTTCGGTCAGTTCAATATCGCGCTGCACAAGGGGTTCAACCCCCCCGATGCAATTCAGTCTCAGCTCGGCGGGTTCGGCAGCGCGACCGAGGTCGGCGTGCTGCTCGACAGCGGCCTCCCCGTCATTCGCACAGGAAGCCAGCTGAACATCAACTTCATTAGTTTCCGCATCCTTTTCTCAGCGCTGTATGATGTGGATGGGCAGGGGAACCAGTCCAACGCGACTGCCTCGTTCAAGCTGGAGTACAAGCCGAACTCCTCTACGACTTGGGCTCCCACGTTTACATCGGTGGCCACCAACCAGACGACCAATGTCTCGACGACGACTATCGAGTCGTACAACGCTAACGGTCTTGGTGGAACAGCAACCGCCAATAACTATCGGGAGTCGTTCATCCAGCCGACGCAACCCACCGCGGCGCAGATCGACGCCGTCTGGTTCAACAGCGGCAGCGGCAGCGGCTACACCCCGACGGTGCTTGACTCCTCGGGGCATTGGGACGTGCCGGCCGGGCTGACCTATACCAGCGCCGGCATCGGCGTCGCCTACCCCTACTGGCAGTGGACCGACGACACGGGCCTTGTTCACGCTTTCGTCGGCACCCCAGGCGCGAACCCCCCGACAGGTCTCAGTCCCACCGATTTCTGGATCGCCGTGAATGACCCGCTGAACGGCGGCGTCACGCAGGCCTACGTCTACAACACCTCCGGGTGGGTCACCAACATCGACTGGACCATCGATCCCATCGCGACCGCAGGCGTAATCCAGATCAACGGCAAGACGACGAGCAACTACGTCGCGGAGTACCGCGTCCCTGTGCCGCCGCTCTCGGACGACTACTACGATGTCCGCGTCACCAAGCTGTCGGGTGAGAACACCGACAATTACTTTGCAACGATGACGTGGGACAGCTTCATCGAGCTGAACAACTCCCCCCTCAGCTTCCCCAATCTGTCCATCCTTTACGCCCTAATTCGCGCCACTGATCAGTTCTCGCAGGTGCCCACCGTAACCCTGGACCTGCTAGGACGTATCATCAAGGTCCCGTCAAATTATAACGCCACCACGAAAGTGTACACTGGAGTATGGGATGGGACCTGGCAGCTTGCCTATTCCAACAACACCGCTTATGTAGCGCAGGATTTGATAAGCAACGATGTCTATGGCATCAACGCTTACTATCCCGCCGTCGTTGATCCCGACAGCGTCTACGCGTTCGGCCAGCACTGCGACACATACGGCTTCACCTATAATGAGTTCATTGCGGATGCGAGACCGCTCGTCGACGCGGTCAACTACATCCTCGCAACGGCGGGTGGCCTCTACGTAGACTACGGCGATGGCTTCGGGACGATACTGTTCGACAGCGACAGCGACCCAGCGGTTGCTTTGTTTTCGACCGAGAACGTCACCGATGGCATCTTCACCTACTCGCGCACCGACATCACGTCGCGCAAGAACGACTTCATCGTCTCGTACGTCGACCCCACCCAGAACTGGATCGAGAACCGGCGGGAGGTATCCAACGCCACGCTCATCGCGACCTACGGCCTCAACCGTGAGGAGTTCATCGCGGCGGGCTGCATCGACGAGACGGAGGCCTACAAGCGCGCGCGGATGCGGCTCGAGATCTCGACGCTCGAATGCACGATCGTCGAGTTCAAATGCAACCGTGTGGGTTTGTACCTACAGCCATATAATGTAATCATAGTTGCTGACGCCAATGCGGCGACGGGGATCAGCGGGCGCATCTCCGCGGTGCGCGGGACCAACATGGTCGAGCTGCGCGATCTCATCACCCTCGAAGCGGGCTTCGTCTATCAGGTATCGTTTCAGATACCCGACCCGACGACGAGCACCTCTTACGCGCTCTGGCAGTCGACCATCACGACGGCGCCGGGGCAGACGATGTCGCTCACCACCGCCGACGCGCTCCCGGCGCTGCCGCCGCGGGCGGTGTTCTCGCTCGGCTGCTCCAGCGACCAGGGGTTCCCGAAGGCATTCCGCATCAGCGAGATCAACGAAGTCGAGGGCTCGCCCGACACGGTCTCGATCAGCGCGACCGAAGTGAACCGTGAGAAGTGGGCCTACATCAATGGCGCCGTGACCCTCCCGACGACCTCGTCGAGCGGTCCGACCACCAACAGCGTGGCGCCCGTGACGGGTCTCGGCGTCTTCGCGCAGGTCAACACCCCTGGCCAGATCGACCTCGTCATTGAGTGGACCCCCTCGGCCAGCACTTTCATCCAATGCGTGAACATCACCTGCTCCAAGAACGGCGCGCAGGCCCTCCCGCTCGTCTCCGTCGGAGGCTCGGGCGCGACCTCGTACCTCTATCAGAACGTGGGGTTGGGCACCTATTTGTTCGCGCTGTCGGTGGTCAACGTCAACGGTTTCACCAGCGTCTCGGCGCAGACCCAGTTCGTCGTGGGCGGCAACGTGCGCTCGGTGTCGCCCCCCAGCGCGCTCTCGATCGTCGGCGAGCCTGTGCTCGGCGTCTTCAACTCGCAAAATCCGGTCTTTCAGTGGGTGCCCAATACCAACTCCTACTCTGACGGGTACGTCGTCAGCATCACGAACACCTCGACGGGTGCGCTTCTCCATAGTGAAATCCTCGGGAAGGCCGCCACTTCGTGGACCTACACCTACGCGCAGAACACTGCGGACGGCGGCACGCCAAACAGGTCCTTCACGTTCTCGATCTACGCCATCGACAGCTCGGGCAACGCATCCGAGTCGATATCACTCGCATGCTCGAACCCACCCCCCGCGGCGGCGACGGGCCTATCGGTCAGCACTGGCGGCGTCATCACCTTCAACCCTGGTGTGGCGCCCGACTGGTTGGGCACGCAGGTCTACACCTCGATCACCGGCGCCTTCTCGACGCCGTCTGGCGGCACGCTGATCTACGACGGCCCACTCCTCACGGCCTCGACGACGATCCCGGGGGGCGATACGCTCTACGTTCTCATCGGGCAGTACGACAACTTTGGCCCTGAGACGATTGGTACTTGGGTCGCAGGAATGTCGTGACCACTCATTCGATCTCTGCGTAGGAAGCCGTCGAGCGCCGCCCCACATCGGGTGGGATGCAACGACCCCAGAAATTGTCCGCGCAGCCAATCGTTCCGGGCTACGCCTATAGCGCTATCGTTCCATTCCTAGCTGTCGATGGCAGCGCCGCCCCGGGCGTGCCTGATCTGACGACGGTAGCGCAG